GAGGAGCGAGCCCTGAACCCATGTCTGCCAGAGCCACTCCGCAGGGAGATCCTCGGCATCCCTGATCGAGTACCGAGTCGTTGTCTTGGCCTCAACGATGACCTCGGGCTTCTCGGCTGCGCCAACGATGCCATCGAGGGTCGCTATCCATCGGCCCTCGGCATACATAACGCCCGGGGCGATGACCTCTGCTCTGAGGATGCGCCCAGCCTCAGCGAGGAGCGCAGGCTCCAGCACATGACCTCTGCGGAACGCCTCAGTCTGCTCCGACATGATCGGCTCACTGCGTTTCGCGGCGAACAGATCGCCTCTGCTCACATAGGGGCTCTGCCCCATCACCGAGGCCGCCTCCGATGCGCCGAACACGCAGAGCCCTTCCGGGTCTCTCCATCTCAAACGCAGCCACTCCTCGGAGCCATGCTCAGGTTTGCTCACGATTTGCATAACGGTTCCCTCCTCGATGGGTGACTCCCATCATGGCGGAGGGGTGCTGCACAGTTTCGATCAGGACTCGGAACGCCGGATCTCCTCACCGTTTCGAGTGAGCCGCTTCTGCCATCCCAGACCGATGTTGATTCCCTCATAGAGGAGATGCGCCTGCGCCTCGTTATCAACGGAGAACCGAGTCTCCCAATGCCTGCGGAAGTCTCTGCGAGTCTGGATGCAGTAGGTCACCATGAGTCTCCTCCTCCTCGGGCTCCCTGCCCGATGCCTTTAGAGTAGGGGGGCAGTCGGTCAAAGTCAAAGACCCCGATTTGACTTGCCATGCTATGCTTCTAATAGGAGCAGGCAGCCGCCTGCCCAGACAGAGGGAGACATGGAATGGATACGAAGGAGATCACTACCCCCGAGCAGGCCGAGGCTCTGCTCCGGGAGATGACGGAGCGACACGGCAGCCCTGCCTACATCGCGTTCATCCCCGGGCGCATCCGCAGGATGGTGCCACTCGACACTCGCAGGGAGATCCTCGCAGGGGCTCGCATCTCGGAGGGATGGCAGAGTCAGGCTCGGGATGCAGGCAGGGAGACCATCCTCCGATACGCCAGAGAGAACTTCGCCGCCATCGTCACGGTGAGGGAACTCGCAGAGATGGCAGGAGTCTCTCAGAGCATCGCCCGAGACACGGTGAGGGCGAACCCTCGCCTGTTCCGCAAGTCCGAGGGCCACACCTACGAGTGCCGAGGGGATGCAGACCTCTGATGAACATCCGCATCCCAGCCGAGGTCATGGCTGCAGTCAACGCCACCGCTCAGCGAAAGACGGAGGAGGCGCAGGCGCAGCAACGCCAACGGCAGACTGAGCCAGAGGGAGCCCTGCGAGAGAGACCTCTCTCCCCCATCATCATCCGAGAGGCCGCAGACCTCACGGAGGAGATGCTCCCAGCCATCACCGAACTCGTTGATGACCTCTGCCCGGATCCTGACGAACGGGTGGATTGGGAACAGTTCGTGGACTATCTGGAGCGATGGGAGAACATCGTGGTCGCTGACCTCGACTGCCCAGCGTTCCACAAACTCCAGCGCATCGTGCGCAGACTCCGAGAGCAGGGATGAGGCGCAGGTCTCCGAGACTGAACGCCGAGCAGGTCACCATCCTGCTCACCGCTCTGGGCGACTATCTAGAGCGGCAGGAGGAGATTGCCCACGACATAGAGGCGGTCATCTGCCTCGCCGCTGACGATGAGATTGCGTTGATGGAGTTCGATCTCAACGATGTGCAACGGCGATGTGCGTTGGCCTATCAGAGCGTGGCCATCCTCCGCCTGCTCTGCCCCGAGGCGTTCACCGACAACTGAGCCCCCTCACTCGGGGCAGGGGAGGAAGGGAGGGAACTCACTCCTGCCCCGAGGGAGCGCAGCGGAACAGGGGGGCTGCACCCGACTGCGATACTACCCTCATGCCCCTCACCATGCCCACAGGGATGCAGAGGATCGAGTCGAACTGCGGCTCATAGTCATCCTGCCCGAGACTGTGAACCGACTGCGCCACAACGACATGACCGAGTTTGGCGGATGGCATCAGAATCCCCACGGTGCTAACTCGACACGGCTCCTGCTCCAACTCATCGCCAGAGATCCACGTGCCGGGATCCGAGTGAGCATCATCCCACTCCACGATGACCACCTGCAGATCGCTCACCATTTCTCCTTCTTGGGGTCAGCGCAGAACACGGGGGCCTGCACCGTCAGACCTCGCTCAGGGGTCACTATGGCGAGAGCCTGCTGCGGCGGCTCAAATCCGAAGTTGCTTACCTTTGCGTACTCATCGTAGCCCTTCAACGAACCGTTGATGATCAGGGAGGGAGTCGAGAGATACTGATGCCAATGCCCGAGCCACAGCGTGGAGAACTGCGAGCCGATGGCGAGATGATGCTGAGCCTTCCTCGCCCGGAGCCGCATGATCGGAGGGTAGATGCCGCCGATGCCTCCGCCCCCATTGACCTGATCTCCATGCGTGAGGAGATGATGATGCTCGTAGATCGAGATGAGACAGTCTGCAGACTCAGGTATCTGAAAGGAGACCCGGGCATCCCCCGAGAAGTGGCGTTCCACCATCTTTGCTAGCAGCCAATCGAAGTTGGTGCGAACCCTCTGTTTCGCCCGAGGCTTCCTGCTCATCCTGCCGTGATTACCGACAACGGAGGCCACATGAACCTTGCCGAAGTCTCCTGCGAGGAGGTCAATGCCTGCCGCGATTTGCTCGCTCCAGAACAGGAGAGAGCCGAGCATCGTGTCTGCGTTGGTCTCCTTCAGTTCCTCGTGGATGTCGCCTGAGAAGATGTCGCCCCCGAGGAGCAGGATGATCCCGTCATACCTGACCCCTGCGAGATAGTGGCGAGCGAGTTTCACCACATTCTGAGCCCATCGCTCCAGCCTGATCACTGCGATCTCTCGGTTGTAGGCGTTGAGGCCCTCCATCTCCTCCGGCTTCACAACTTCGTCAAAGTGAGTATCGGAGAGCATCACCATCAGGGTTGCCGCCGAGGCTCTCGGCTTGCCGGGGCTCATCCATCGAGGCGGCTGCAACTCCGCACCCTCGGCTGCGGAGACTAGGGAGAGGGCTCGCTCGGAGGTCTCCAGAGCCTCCCGGAGGCGAGCGACCTCTCTCAAGGCGGTGTCTCGCTCACGCCTGAGTTTGACTAGGGCGGCCCCAGCCGCAACATTGCCCTGCTCCTCGATCTCTCCTCTAAGGCTCACAGGTCAGTTCCCCTCTTCGCGCTCGCCTGATCGAGTGCGTGGAGAGCCTGATGCCTCGCTTCCGCATCACCTCCGCTATCGCATGAAGGGGGATAGTCGGATCGAGGATGGCCTCTAGGAGGTCTCTCCTCTCCTCCTCCGATAGTTGCTCTAGGGCTGCATCAACTCCGTGCCTACGCCGTGAGGTCGCCGCCTGCTCCTTGATCTCCTCGCTGAGTCTGCTCACGCTGTGCCTCCTTATGCCATCGTATGTGTCCGTGCATGAGATCCTCAACCCGGGTCAGCGACCTGAACACATGGGCGATCTGCTGAGACACGATGGCATGATCATCCCGATTCTCCTTGCGGTTTCGCTGGATGAGAGCCACGATGATGCCTCCAACAGCCGTAAAGAGCCCCACCATGACTGCCGCGAGCCCCTGATCCATTAGGAGACCTGCATCCTCTCAAAGGCGGCCTTGATGGCCTCGGGATCGTCGCTGATCGAGGGCGACAGTTCAACGTGGATCCAATCGCCGCCCGGAGCCCCGGAGATGGTCTGCTTGTCGTATCGCCTCCATGAGCCCCTATCGCATCGCCATCCCCTGCCGAAGGGGGCAGGCTGGTAGTCGAGGATGGCCTCTAGGCCGAACTGATTCGCCCGGGAGGTCAGCAGCCTCATCCACTCGGCGGCGACCTTTCTCCCATCGGGTCTCCCTCTCCCATCCCTCATGTTGCGGTAGGAGAGATCCACGGCCCTGCCTGTGGCATGAACGCTCAGGCTCTCCTTGCCTCTGGCTCTCCGATTCGCAAAGGTTCCATTATTCCAGAGGGCGCGATCAGTCCGAGCCTCGATCTGGGCGACGAACTCCAGCAGCCCCGGGCGAGCCCCCGAGGCGATGCCATCAGAGATTCCCGTGTATTTGCGAGCAGGCCTAGCGTTGGTCATCCGAGGAGCCTCTGCCGAACGCCGGATCCTTCGGGTTTGCCCATCGGAGGAGCGGAGGGAGGATCGCGGCGAGGGCCGCCTTGATCAGAGCATCCGGCTCCGTTTGGCCTGTTGCGAGAACTGCGGCGACTGCCCCGATGGCGGAGCGTAGGTATGAGGCGAGGGCCGCCTTCTGCTGGGGGGTGAGTTGGGGCATGATGATCCTCCTCGGTTGAGGCTACTCGTTCTCTGCGTTCTCGATGCTCGGTGCGACGAATACATCGTTCACCGCATCATAGGTGTCACCGATACCTGCGTACTTGGCACGGAAGTTGTTGTTGTACGAAGTCTGCCGCCACTCGCCCGATAGTCCGATGCTTGCGATGAACGCCTGACCTGCCGCTTCACTCTCGGGGAAGTCGCCGCCAGCGCAGTCGCCGTTGCCAACGACGATGACTTCACGAACG